AAACACAACAGAAGAAACTAAGTCAATTTTACAGCCAAGTATCCCAGTAACGCCGTTTCTATTTTTGGCAACGGAAATAGCAAGCTCGTATGGATCCATCTCCTGATCGTAATACCCCGGCCTGAACAAAAAAATAACAATATCCGCATCCTGTTCAATGCAGCCAGAGCCTCGCAGATCTGCAAGATTGGGCATTTTTTCAGATCTCTGCTCAACACCACGATTTATCTGACTTAGCAAAATAATATCAATACCAACCTCCTTGGCCACACGTTTTAGGGATGCTGTAACCTTACCAATTGCCGCAGAATCATTGTCAGTACCAGTGCAGCCATCAATAAGATGCAGATAATCAATAAAGATTCCGCGAAGTCCAGGTCTTGTACGAGCTACCATCCTAATTGTTGCCACAATCTGATTTATGTCTTGGCCAGCATCCAGAATGTCAAACATCTTGGCAAAAGTTGAAGACTTGATCGCCTTCAATCTTTCTCGCTGTTGCATATTGCATGACCTTTGCTGTAACTGATACAACCTTATTGGATCAACAATTTTACCTGTTGCCTTCATTTGCAAAAAGTCAAGACAACAGATTGACTTGTATTCAATTTGCTTGCGTGGCATCTCAAGACTAAAAAAGACAACGTTGTTGCCAGTATCAGCAAGGTGCGTTGCAAGAGTTACAGCAAGCGTTGTCTTACCCATGCCCGGCCTTGCAGCAATTACAATCAACCTTCCACCATAAGCGGAGCCAGGTCCAGCAATACCACCCTGGATGGTTTTATCAAGAACGTCAATACCAGTGCTAACACTGTTGTCATCTGGTATGGGTCGTAGCAGTTCGTCAATTGTATCACTCCAGCCACCATCCTTGCTTCTATCTGTAGACGCATGGCCCCAGATGTTTTGCTGTTTCTCGATTAAAGCTGGAATCCTTTTCGTAAGAAGATCATGACTAGGTGGAGAATCCAGTGAATCTACGATGGTTTCCGAGCAGTTTCTAAGATGACGCCGCGCAAGCTTTATACGCCAAAGCGGAATAACAGAATTAACAAGAATGTCATACGAGTAGGCGCCAAGGAACAATCCACTAGAAGACCTGGCCCTATCAATAACATCGGCAGCCCTAAGGTTTGTTTTAACAAGTCCGACCTGTATAATTGCGTCTGCCTTAATCGCAATTGACCCAGGCATTACAAAATCTTCCTTACCAAGCGAAAGAATTGTCTTGCGAATGGTCTTGTAGACAAGCAGCCGCACATCATCTGTAAACCAAGAATCATTAACAGAGGAAACAAGCTTGTACACCCACGACGAAACCTTCTCCTGAGATTCAATGGCATCGACACAAAAAGCAATGAACGCATCTTCTAGGTGTCCTGTTTCCCAATCACGCATGAATGGGATCAGTTCTTCAACGTTCTCAAACTTCATGTAAGAGTGTAGACGACTGGGTTCGTAGTGCTATTCCGTCCGTTATTCCTTGGGTTCCTGCCAGCAAGTTTATCAATTGTTTCCTGGTGTCCTATGAATCCAAGTGATTGCCAATTCCTTTCAGAAACGTAAGAACAGTATTCCGCTAGAACCCCAACACTCCTTGCATACTCTAGGGCTTTTATTGACGTTGCTGTAAGCCCTGGTGCAAGTTTTGGGTATGCCCTCTTTCTGTTTGCCTGCCATTGTTCAAGGTCGCTTCTGTAAGGTTCCAACCATTCTGGTAGTACAAGTTTCCTTTTGCCGTTCGATTTTGTTGTTTTGGGGGGTGTAGGGGGGTTCTTTTCTAATTCTTGTTCCTTGGTTCTTGTTCCTCCCCCCCATTTGGGGGAGGGGTGCCCTCCCGCTTTTGGGGGAGGGGTCGTTTGGGGGAGGGGTGCTTTTGGGGGAGGGGTCGGAACCTCGGACCTCTCGGATCGAACACGGAACATTGTTGACCTTCCGGGTCTTTCAATTCTTGTTATCCATCCATTTGCTACAAGCCATTTACGTGCCTCCCTTATATCATCAACATCCATCCCACATTCTTCCGCCTGTCTGTCAACTGATGGCCAGGCTGAATTGTTCTCGCCTGCATAGTGCCAGAGCCACAAGTAAACAAAAACTGTTCCCTTGCGCTTCTTGCATTGTCTCAGCAGTTCAATTGGTGCAAGTGAAAACTGTTCCCTTGTGATAACCGGAAGCTCGCCTGTCATGTTAAATGGTTTTGGGTTTGATGGTTCGCCAAATAACCTTATACGCTTTAGGGTGCCAACTGATAAAGCGTTAACTCACCAGTGGACCTATTAACATGAACGTAGCCAAGTCGCAACAACTCTTCCAACACCATTAAGGTGTGAGTCGCGGTACGATCGCTGCAAATATTTTTGTGTATCCAGTTAAGAGTAAAGTGAAGTCCCACCCCAGGCGTAGAACGCTTGTATGCAACAAGTGATGCAAGGAGCCCTTTTGCCTCAAGACTTAGTATGTTGCCCAAAAAAGCTTGAAGCAATCTACTGTCGGCATTATTGTCAAACATCAGATTACGCACCCTTCACGACACTTAGAACGAGCGCCATCTGCTATAATTCTTTCTTCTATTTCCACTGCCTCCAATCCCTTGTAGATAAGCCTGCGAACATGAGCGGAAAACCCAACATATTCCGGCTTTGTATTTTCCAGTCTGTCAATTAAGCTATCAGGCAGTGAAATTGATTTTCGTGCCATAACCGCAAGAACTGGTGCGTGAATTGCCAATACATCATACCTCTTCCCACTCCCCCTGTCAACGGCCCTAGAAGCCCTCTCGACTGGCCTCCGGCATCAACCACCCTAGAGAGCCATTCAAGCCGCCTTGCTGTGGCGCCTGGTGGCCGATCCGGTGGGTTGTGGGGCATCGGTTGACCCTATGCCTCCCAGGTGCCGGCTAGTGCGAGTGGACGAAACAGAAAGTGTCACATTCAAGTTGCACTGTTCCCCATCTATGACACTTTCAATAAGTGCCAAGTTTTTGCAAGCACATGGCTGCAACAGCTACAAAACAACAGAAACCAGCAGCGAGGATTTTAACAATGCCAAGTGTGGAATTTGTTCCTGGTGACAGGGTTTATGCAAGATGGTTTGGTGATGAAATTTTAATTGTTCAGGGTTTAGCAGAAGTTGACAGTCCGTTTCCGCATTATATTTGTTCGCTTGGGAAGTCTAAGTTTGTGATTTCTAAGCTGCACCTCTCTACACAGAGAATTATATCTGAAACAAAGGACAGCAATCGTCGTCAACTCAGGCTGCCACTTTGATGATGGAAGAATCACTCGCCACTACAATTACCAGGGAACTTGAAAGCAAAAAAGCTAATCCCTGTGTCATACCTATCCATTGGGAGATTGGAATCGAGAAACTGAAATCCTGTTTTGTGACCGGTCTTGTAACAAGAATTGATCCCGGTTCGTTCCTGCTTGCCAATCTTCCTGTTAAGATCAGTCTAGACAACCCCGACGTACTCAATCTCGTTACTGAGAAAATCAATGCTTAAAAACGACAAGTGGATCATTGAACAGGCCAAAACAAACGGGATGATTCATCCATTTGTTGGGTCGCTAATAAGCGTCGATTCCGAGTTTCCAGGAATTTTTGGCAACGTCCTGAGCTACGGTGTAAGTAGCTTTGGTTATGATCTGCGGCTTTCCGCAAAGTCTTTCAGGATTTTCCAGCATGTTCCCGGAACTGTAATGAATCCGAAAGCCTTTAACGAGGAGAATCTTCGAGATGTTGTGCTAAGGGAGGATGAATATGGTGAGTATTTCATTCTTCCTGCTCATTCGTATGGCCTTGGCGTTGCAGTTGAAAGACTTACCATTCCAAGGAGTATAACTGTTGTTTGTATTGGAAAAAGTACCTACGCAAGAATGGGTATTATATTGAACGTAACACCAGCAGAAAGTGAGTGGAGTGGACACCTTACACTTGAGTTTAGTAATTCAAGTGGTGCTGACTGCAGGTTGTATGCAAATGAGGGGGTCTGCCAGGCCCTGTTTTTTGAGGGCGAAGACTGTCTGACAAGCTACGGCGACCGATCCGGCAAATACCAGGGGCAAGAAGAATCCGTTGTCACCGCAAGGGTTTAGCCTGTTTGCTTCCCTTCTATTGTAGAGCATGGTATAAAAGGCTCGGTTTCCTTTCCTGATCATGAGCCTTAGCGACTATCTCAACTCAGTTGGGAGGGTGCCCCTTTTAACAAGTGATGAGGAGATAATACTTGGTGGGCAGGTCCGAGAGATGGTTCGGATTCTTGAAAAAAAGCAAGAGTCCGAATTAACAAGAGAGGAAATGCGATTGGTGAAGATCGGTCGTAGGGCAAAAAATAGAATGGTAACTGCAAATTTGCGTCTTGTAGTCAACGTAGCAAAAAAGTTTAGACCACAAACGCACATGAAAATGGAAGACCTACTGCAAGAGGGAAGCATTGGTCTTATCAGAGCCGTTGAAAAATTTGATCCAACGAGAGGATATAAATTTAGCACCTATGCATACTGGTGGATCAGACAGGGAATTACAAGGGCAGGGGAAAATCAAGAAAGCGAGATCCGTGTTCCATCACATATTCAGAGACTTACAAAGCAAATCGCTGACGTTCAAGCGGAAGCTTTTAGGCAAACCGGCAAACAGCTTTCAGTTGAAGAAATAGCGAAAGAAATAAACGAACCAGATCCAAAAAAGATTCAACATGTGATAACTAGTAAAATCAGCACATTCTCACTTGATATTAACACACTTGAAAGTGATCGACCAAGCTCGCTACTAGATATTTTGAATTGTGATAACGAAGCTCAAATAGAGGAAGATGCCGATATTCAAATGAAAATTGATTTGCTGATGATGGCAATAAATGCAATTGAACCAAATGACAGCTTGCTGATTAAAAAAAGATTTGGGATTGGGTTTGAAAAGGTTCCAGTTAAGGATCTTGCTGTTGAGTTTGGTATGTCAGCCCAGGGAGTAAGAGAGAGAATCACCAGAACCCTTAACAAGATAAGGGTCGTTATTGGCAGGTTCTGTTAGGGTTTGATGCGGTGGACCCACATGTTACGCTGACTGCGATCGACACGCTTTCTGTTGTAAATCTTTTCTGCATCGTAAGCGCTTGAAGATGCTACGCAAGCAGCATAAACACAAAGCTCACTGTAGAAGCCGTCATAGAATTTAGAGCTACCGTCATACCTCCACCTAGGCGCATTAAACTCACTCCATGGATCCTTTACGTTAAACGAAAACTTACTATCTACCTCCTTCACTCCGTCAAGGCAAATTACATGGCCGCTTCCAGTGAACCATCCGTGAACAATTAGAAGCTCACCGGCTTTTAACCATGTAATTGCGTCCCTCAGTGATGCATCTGGCACAAACTCATACTTTACTTTGTAGCTTCTGATTACATCGCCCATTGCATCGGGCGAGCCAGCGGCTCCTGGACTTATCTGCAAAAGCTTTTGCCTGATTCCGTAGATATTTCTATCGCCAACCGCCATTGCAATGCAGGCGGATTGACAGGTTGACGCATCGGGTTGGCTGAGGTTCAGTGCTTTTACAAGCGTCTTCCATTCAGTGATTTTTTCCTTGATCTGTGCCTGTCTTATCGGTGCGCTAGATAGTCCAGCACTACGCCACAATTCGTCAAGCTCAGACCCCTTTGCCAGTGCCTCTGGATCCGCTTTTGCGAGTGCATCAATTACAGCATTGAACCAGGCAGCTTGAAGCGGATTCCCTTTGTCAAAGTGTTGCAGGTAGTCGTTCACTTTCTGGGCTTCAGGGGGTAACCCAGTATAGCGCGCTATTCGGAGAGCAGTCTAATTTCTCCAGTCGTAACAAAACTGGCGGAAGCTTCAACGGCACCATCTACGCTAACCTGAATCCCAGAACTTGTAATCAGAATTGAAGTCTCAAAGAAAATTGATGCATTTGCCCCAAGCCTTCCATTCTCGTATGATTCACGACTTGCTTGCTTAAGGTAGAATCTTGCAGACCCAGCAGATCCGTATTCAGTAAGTTGCACAAGTCGTAACATTGCGTCTATATCGTTTCTATCGCTTGAATCGTATATGTCAACAATGAAATCCATTGTGCCGGATCCACTGACAGTTGACTTAATATGTGTTCCAAACTTTTCGCCAAGTGATCCCGTATCAATTTCTGATGCAGTCCTGGAAAATTCCCATTTCTTCATCTCTCCCTGAATCCTCCAGGGATTCTCTGTTGCTGCAGCTATGTGAGCGGCTGCTACGGCGGGCCATGCACGCAATCTTGTTTCACTTGTGGTTGAGATGCTGCTTAGCGTTGTTTGAAAGCTTGACAACAGGGATCGCTGAGTTGCGTTGCTTGATGCGACAAGGACAACCGGTTTCGTTGTATCAACACTGGAAAGAAGAATCCTTGTTTCATTTCTGTTAGAAAGCGCACCATCGCGTGTAGCGTGAAAAAAGATCCTATCAAGTGGATCACGATAAATCATTCCACCAAGCACACCAGTAGAATGTATGATAAAAACCTCTTCTGCAAATAGCCAATCATCGTAGTTGACTGTAATGTAGTGCGAGCCTTTATTGACGGCAATCGCAGGAACAATAACAGGCTCAGGCGATGTGCGTTGAAGGGTTACGATCCCGTTGTATCCAAGAAAAGCCATCAGAGATTTTGGGTGGGTTTGTCAGATACACGAAATTGAATGTCACAAACTTGTGCCACCCCAAATGATGCAGACATTGAAATGTTGGTGATCACAATATCAGCGGCAACACTTTTACCAAGTGCGGTGTCAAATATCATTTGAATTGACGATAACGCAGTACCGTCAACGTATGTATCGTTAATGATAGCAGATACTACAGCATCATCTGGATCGTAGAATAAACTTGCAGATCCAGAGCTATCACGAATGCCAGGAAGAAATGATCTATCCCATTTGTTGAGTGTGGTGGTTTCTAGTGTGTCCCTAGATGTTTGAAAGTCAATATTGCGTGCCCTTCCAATGCGCGTACCATTGTAGCGGACTTCTGCATGTATGGAGGTTGGAATCATTGTCAGTAATTGTCAAACCAGTTTGCCGGCACCGGGACAAGTGTACCCGTGGAATCCCCGCCCACGCCTGATATACCAAGTGGGATACCGGTATAGTATGGAATGTTTATGCCATTGTTAAACCATG